CCTTTCTGCTAATTCCTTTATTATTCCATCTTTATCCATTACGATACTATATATAATAAAAAATATTTATATAATTTTTATTATAATTCTTTCAAAAACGGCGTTTTAAATCTTCAAGGGTGTAAATCTTATTCATATAATTTGCATATGTACTGTAGCTAATATGACTGACGCTTTTTTAAGACGCAACCACCTTTGCTATCTAAAAAATATCACCAAGCGTAATATAAATATAACAAAGACAAAAGAACAATTTAATATTGAAGAATTTTTAAACCGTTATTATACACATATGTGATATATTATCTAATTGTAAATAGATATAAATATATATTTACTTTTGTATATAATAAATATGGCAGAATTATTTCAAAATTGTTCAGAAATTGAACGTAATATGTACTTATCGGCATATAACACAATAACACAAATGGAAATGTGGGAATTTATAAAACATTATGAACCTCCTGAAAATAGTGGATTCATGTTCGACTCTAATCCTACTATATTCAGGATAATGAGTAAAATATCGGAAAACTATAATAATAATCATAGCGGGGGTTCTATGGCGTGTACAATGCGCAAAATGCAAATAATTGCTAAAGAAAAAACATAATTTTTGAAAGTGATGAGACAATTGATAACAATTATTATGTAAATAGTTTAAAAAAATAGTATGATAATAAAGTAACAAATGGTAAAAATATGTTCATATACATCATATTCAGATAATGAGAATCAAACAAAAAAAGAATATTTTGAAAAATTTAAATATCCTCTTTATATTTTTCAAAAATGGGCGATACATGGTCTGGTAGAAGGTCAACATGTATTGGTTACTGCTCCAACCGGATCAGGTAAATCATTACCTGCTGAATTTGCAATTGATTTTTTTCATGAAAGGGGCAAAAAGGTGATTTATTGTTCTCCAATAAAAGCGCTGTCAAATCAAAAATTTTACGATTTTTCTCAAAAATATCCACATATTACAATTGGTCTAATTACTGGAGATATTAAAACAAACCCCGATGCAGATGTTTTAATAATGACCACCGAAATTCTATTAAATAAATTATATCAACTTAGGTCAAACACTCAAGCGGTTCAATCATCTGTTTCTTTTGATATGGATATAGAATCAGAACTTGCATGCGTAATTTTTGATGAGATACATATGATTAATGATGCAGATAGAGGACATGTATGGGAAAATTGTATAATGATGTTGCCTCTTCATATTCAAATGTTAGGATTGTCTGCAACATTAGATGATCCAGAAAAATTTGCGTATTGGATGGAGAATCGCGGGAATGAAAAAGTAGAAAACACCGACCTTAAAAAAGAGGTGTATCTTTCGAAAAAAACAGAACGAACTGTTCCTCTTACACATTATGCATTTTTAACTGCAAATAGTAGTGTTCCAAAAGTAATAAAAGATAAAGCTATGCAAACAGAAATAAAAAATTTTACCAATAAATTACATATAATTCAATCTTCAAATGGCGTCTTTAATGATACTATTAATAATCAAATTATAAAATATAATAGATTATTCCAACAAAATAAAATCCGTGTAACTAGAAATCATGTTTTAAATCAAATTTCTAGATTATTGCTAGAAAAAGAGATGCTTCCTGCTATTTGTTATGTTTTCTCTAGGAAACAGGTAGATATCTGCGCAAAAGAATTAACCGTTAATTTATTGGAAGAAGGATCGAATATTCCTTCAATTATAAAACACGAGTGTGAAAAAATAATTCGTAAATTACCAAATTATAATGAATATTTACATCTTCCAGAATATTGTCATTTGATTACACTAATGGAAAAAGGAGTTGCTACGCATCATTCTGGAATGATGCCTATATTGAGAGAAATAGTTGAGTTGATGTTTGAACGAGGATATATTAAAATGTTGTTTTGTACGGAATCAGTAGCAATTGGTTTGAATTTACCTGTAAAAACGACAATATTTACTGATATAAATAAACATGATGGAACGTTTTTTAGAAAATTACATGGACATGAATTTGTACAAGCAAGTGGTCGTGCTGGTAGATTGGGATTAGATGACTTCGGACACGTTATTCATTTACATAATTTATTTCGAGATATGGATACGCTTTCTTATAAACAAATGATGATGGGAAAACCGCAAACACTCGTATCTAAATTCAAAATATCATATAATTTACTATTAAATTTAGTGAATTCCGGGGAAGATAATTTAATTGATTTTGCTAAGAAAAGTATGATTACTAGTGATTTAGAAAAAGAACAACAATATATTTATAAGGAAATTACAGATTTAACTCGTGAAATTGATAATTTAAAATTAACTGTTGATGTCTTCAATACTCCTACAGAAATAATAGAGGAATATATTGAACTAGAAAAATTACAAAAAACTACAACAAATAAAAAACAAAAAAATACAATTAAGAGATTAAATGATATTAGAGTCGAGTATAAAAATATTGATAAGGAAAAGACTATTTATGGAAAAATATCCGAAAAAGAAAAATCATTTCTTTTATTAGAAGAAAAATTTAACCAGTCACAGTTTTATATCAAAATCTGTATAAATAAAATTGTATCTGTTTTAACTAATGAAAAATTTATACAGGATAATAAACTTACTACTCAAGGATTGATTGCATCCAATATAAGAGAGATCCCGTGTCTAGTTTTTGCGGGAATTTTTGACAATAAACAATTTTTAGATTTATCAACCGTTGAATTAATTTCATTTCTCAGTTGTTTTACAAATTTATCCATACAAGAAGATATGAGAGAAATAATTCCAAAGGATTGTAGTGAAAATGTAAAGGAATTATTAGATAATATTCAACAAAAATATCAATATTATCAAGATATGGAAACACAAATAGAAATTGAAAGTGGTACAGAGTATGTAATCCATTTTGATTTGATTAAATCAGTAATAAAATGGTGTCAATCCGATAATATTTTACTATGTAAATGCGTATTACAAGAAATTCTTCAGGAAAAAGGAATATTTTTGGGCGAATTTACAAAAGCATTAATAAAGATTAATAATATAGCGTCAGAAATGGAAAAGGTATGCGAATTAATTGGAAATATTGAACTATTAAGTAAGTTAAGACAGATACCAGAGATGACACTAAAGTTTGTTGTCACAAATCAATCTTTATATGTATAATTACAATTAGTTTGATCTGTCACTAATGGTTTATTAATTTTTTTAGTAAAGCCAGATTCTTCTAGAAAATCTAATACATCCTTATTATATTTTTCAAAAAATATCTCTATATTTCTTACTAAAACAAAAAGCGTTAACTTTTTATCATCCGATACGACTGAATAACTATATTGATCATCTATAATTGGACCAATATCAATTACCCAATATGGGGCTACGTTTTTAACCCCATCAAGTAACACAGATAGCTCTCCTCCACTATTATCATCTTGATAAAATGCATATCCAGTTATAATTCCTTCTGTACCATTTGGATAGATTTCACTATTTATAACTTTTACTTTATCACCATCTAATGCATATTCTGCAGTTACACATGAACCATTTAATTGAAATACTTCGTCGCTTAAATCTTTGTATACTTCATACCACATACCAGTATATTTAGTTAAATCTAACACAGGAATCGGTTCGTAAGATGCTGCGTTTAAGTAATTTAAAAAAGTTGCTCCTATCAATAAGACACCAAGATTATGAGTTATCACATTTAATAGATTAAAATGTTTATTTTTAGGTAACTATTAATATAATATTTTATCTTTATATATGAAGATATTTTTGAAGACAGGTAAGAAATTACTTATAATTAGAAATCCTATGTTATGGGCGTTAATATTTAATTTATTGAATATATTTATTTTTTGGATAATTTATTATTTTTTACTTGAAGACTTTGAATTTAGAGGTGTTTCAGATTTAAAATCTAACAGAAAAGAAAGTGCTATGGATTTATTGTTACTATCTACAACTATACAAGCAGGAGTAGGCATAACAAATGTATATCCCAAAACAACTTTAACTAGTTGGCTTTTAGTTTTACAACAATTGATTATGATTTCTGGTAATATTTTGGCATTTTATATAAATACTACAAAATAGTATTGTTAATATAATTAATATAGTTATTTTAAAATATTTTAATGTATTATAAAATGGATTCTGAAAAAGAATACGCCAATTTTTTAGATGGGTATATGGCTAAAATAATTTTTGTTTTTGAATCATTTCAGGATTTCATGTTACACCTTCAACCTCAATTTGAAAATGAAAATGAGGTTGAAAATGATATTGAATATGAAAACGAAAATGAATCGCAGGATTTTTTACCAATTTCACAAATGACGTTATTTCAAAGATTTATTAAAAATATAGACGATATGATGAGAGGGATAATTCCTTTTGAATAATTGTACACTTTTGTTAATAATAAATATTTTATTATTAATTTCAGTTTTTAGAATATTTATGCCTTTGTATTTATAAATATACAAAGGCATAAAGATTTAAATATCTTTTTTCTATTTATAAATGCAACTAATAAATAGAAAATATAAACTTTATGAAAAAATCGGACAAGGGTGTTTTGGAAAAGTATTTAAAGGTGAAAATATTCGTACAAAAGAAGCCGTTGCTATTAAAATTGAACCTATTAGTGACAATGGTGCTTTTTTATTAAAAAACGAAACTATTTTTTATGAATATTTAAAAGGGAATGATTTTGTTCCCAAAATTAAATGGTTTGGAAAGGATGAAACTAATTATTTTATGGTAATGGAATATTTAAATAATCCATTACCTAGTTTAAAAAATAACTTCTCTCATGATTCCTATTTCAATATAATAAAACAACTTTTTTTAATTTTAGAAAGTATTCATAACAAAGGATTAGTTCATCGAGATATAAAACCTGATAATTTTTTAATGAGAGAAGACAAAATAATTATATTGATTTTGGGTTTTGTAAAAGTTATTTAAAAGATAATATTCATACTGATATGAACGAAAATGAGCATTTTATAGGATCGATGGATTATGCCAGTTTAAATATTCATAATCATAAAACATATTCAAGACGCGATGATCTAGAGTCTGTATGTTATTTATTATATTTTATTTTAAATGGAGCATTACCTTGGAATGGTAAAACAGAAAGTGAAATCATAAATATGAAAGAACACTTTCATGAAATTTCTAATTGTAAAAAATTAACTATGTTATGGAAAAAAATTCGCAGTTTAACATTCAAAGAAACACCCAATTATCATTTATTATCACATATAGTCAATATTGAATTGGTTTAAAAAAATAGTATAAAATACTATTAGTAATAAATGAGTGATTTAGATTCTAACGATTTAACACAATTTATTGAAACAGTTTATAATGTATATTTAAATGTTTTTAAAAATGCAAAAACTACAAATAGCAGAAAATTACAATCTATTGCTATGATTATTTATAATTATTTAATGAAATTATTTATAGATCATAATGTATCTATACAGGATGTAAAAATCACTGATAAAATAAATATGATACCCTTTTTCCAATTTATAGAAAATAAAAATATTCAATTATTTGATTTTGAAAATATACAAGAGTGTGATATGAATACAAATAACGAAAAAGATATTGAGCGGTTTGTGTTGTCACATATATATTATTTAACTCAACATAATAAACAATCAAAAACAATCTAAAGACACCTCCATTGATAGAGTATAATGAGCGATACAAACAGTCATGTTATTGGACGCGTTAAGTGGTTTAATAATAAAGTAGGTTATGGGTTTGTCTCTGTTACAGAGGGTGAATATAAAGATACGGATATATTTGTTCATCATTCGGTGATTCGAGTTGGTGATCAACAATATAGATATTTAGTACAAGGTGAATATGTTGAATTGGAAATCACCGCTGTACAAGGAGGAAAATATGATTATCAAGCGAGTTTAGTATGTGGAATAAGAGGAGGTATACTAATGTGTGAAACTAGAAATGAAACAAAGCTTGCTAGAAATGATTATATTTCAAAAAAAATCGATGATAAAGATATTCTTTCAAAACCAATTTTAAGAAGATCGTCTAATGAAATTATAGACGGAAATGATGGATGGAGTGCTCCAAAACAATCCGTTAAGCGTAAAGGAAGACCCCATAAAAATGAATTTTCTATTTAATGAATTTTCTAGCTAATTAATATTTAACTTTTTTAGTATGTTTAAATATTAAATACTTATTTAATATCAATATATATATGACAAATATATTAGAAGATGCTTATAATAGATTATTTAAAACTGATACAAAAAAAGTAATTTTTGTTTATACTCCACCAAAGGTGGGATCCACTACATTAGTCACCTCGCTACGTATATCATTAGGTAAATCTATACGTGTTATACATATTCACGATGAGATAATGCTGACAGTTTTGACTGGAATACACGATATTAAAATAGCCGATTTAATTGAATATGTATCTAAGAAAGGGAAAGTTGTTTATATTATTGATATATATCGTAATCCTATTGAGAGAAGAATATCTGAATATTTTTATAAACTAAATTCTCTACACTTCAATAATCATGAAGAGAAATTAATAGATTATAATTTAAATAGAATAACTAAGAGATTAAATGATATTTTTCCTTATTTATCAAATGAAGATTATTATTTTAAATTGTTTAAGGAAAACAAAATCCCCTTTGATTTTAAAAAAAAATATTTAATACAACCTTTTAAAAAAACTACATATATCAAATTAAGATTGAATGATGTAAATGAATGGGGAAATATTTTAACTAATATTTTAGGTGAAAAAATAGTAATTATCAAAGACTGTATTACAGAAAATATGACGCTGGGTTCTTTATACCAGTCATTTAAAGAGGAATATAAAATTCCGTTGAATTTTTTGGAAGAAATTGAAAAAGATAAAGTATTTATTCATTTTTGTGATACAACAGAAAGATCAGAATACATGAATAAATGGGTAAAAAAATCTTGTTTTGAATATAACTCTTTTTCAAGAGACGAATATAAATTTTATTTAAACATAAGTTTAGAAAATCAAGCTCATGAGAGAATAGAATACGATCATTACTTAGATAATGGATGTTATTGTAATGCATGTTTAACCCAAAGAAAATCGATTTTTTATAAAGCTGTTAATAATCAACCTATTAATGAACGCATAAATCATAATAAAAATTTAACACAATATACAAACAGATTAAATGAAGTGAAAACACAAATAATTACTAATATTACGAAAAAAAAACCCAAAATTAACAATTATATGAAAACTAATTTAATATAAAAGGAGGGGTCAAAGGGGAACCTGGGTTCCCTTAAAAATAGTGAATTGGTAAAAAAAAAATTGAAAAGCTTTTGTTAAAAAAAGTAAAGTGAAAAAATAATGTCGATTTTTAATTTGAAAGAAGAGATGGTGTCAAGTCTGGAAGTGGTAGTAGAAGGTGTAGTAAAGAATGCAATAAAAGTATGTAGTGAAAAGTACGATTTTGATTACTTAGAAGCATTATCGTTGTTGAATATGTCGTCGTTTCGTGTGGTAAAAGAAAGTGTGGTAAAAGAAAATGTGGTAAAAGAAAATGTGGTAAAAGAAAGTATGGTAAAAGAAGTTCATATGCATATGCCATTCTGTGGAATAAAGAATGATATGTGCTGTTCTGGTCTAAAAGAGAATTGGGGTTTATACACACAGTGTAAAAATCCGCGAAAAGATGATGTAAAGTTTTGTAAAGTATGTAAAAACCAAGCAGATAAGAATGGTGGTGTTCCGAAATACGGAACAATAGAAGATCGTTGTGCAGTAGATATAATGGAATTTAAAGACCCGCGTGGTAAATGCCCAACGGCTTATACGAAAATAATGGAAAAATTTAATTACACAAAAGAAGGTGTTTTAGAAGAAGCAAATCGTCAAAATATAACGATAGATGAGCGTCACTTTGAAGCAGTATCAGTTGGAAAAAGTGGAAAACAAAAAAGTGTAAATAAAGAGGAAAAGACGAAAGGTACAAAAGGTCGTCCAAAAAAGGAAAAAAAGGTAATGGAAGTATCTGGGTCGGGAGATTTATTCGAAGAACTAGTAAAAGCAGGTGAAACAGAAGTGGAAGTCGAAAAGGAAGTCGAAGTGGAAGCCGAAGTGGAAGAAGAAAAGGAAGTCGAAGTGGAAGTCGAAGTGGAAGCCGAAGTGGAAGCCGAAGTGGAAGCCGAAGTGGAAGCCGAAGTGGAAGCCAAAGTGGAAGCCAAAGTGGAAGCCAAAGTGGAAGCCAAAGTGGAAGACGAAACTCCAGATGTAGTAAAACGTATAACCTATGAAGGAAAAAAGTATCTGAGATCAAAGAAAACGGGTATAATTTATAATGAAGAACAAGATGTAGTAGGTAAATGGGTAGAATCAACAAAAGCAATAGAGTTCTTTGAGGAAGAAGAAGAGGAAGAAGAATATGAAGAATAGATAGAGTAATGTATATGTATGTTAATTAAGTTAATAAAATCCTTTTTTTTTGTGACCGGTTTCTGGAATAATGACCGATTTCTGTAATTATGACCGGTTTCTAGAATAATGACCGGTTTCTGCTTTATGATGTATAGGTATATATGTGAATAATGTAAGAATATTACGGTAAATAGATTGTAGTATAGATTTATTTTGTTTGACAGGTTTCTTATGTTTATGTGTTTCATCTAAAAGCCATAGTTCACTTGTCATATAGAAAAAAAAAAAAAAATATTAATTAAAATAAATTAATTTATAAAATAGAACTAGTAATTTGTCGTTTGTTATGTTGTAAAGAATTGGTATAAGTCTCGATATTAAGAGTAGGTAATTGTTCGTCTTTGTCGTCTTTGTCGTCTTTGTCGTCTTTGTCGTCTTTGTCGCGATGTTGGTCAAATGGTTGCATATGAAAGCGAAATACGTTAACAGATTTAGTTTGTCCGATGCGATGACATCGTGCGATAGCTTGGTCTTCAACAGCAGGATTCCAGTGTGGGCTGACAAAATATATTTCACTATAATATTCTTGTAGGTTAAGACCTTCACAGCCAGTCTGAATCTGTAAGATAAGGGCGTCATAAGGTTGTGATAGAATAATATTCCGTTGTAATTTATTAACTCGTCCATCAATAACGGAAACAGATAAGCCGATAAGACGTAAGCGTTGTTGAAATAAATCAATTTCTTGTTTATAATTACAAAATATGATTTTGCCGTTTTGATTATTTTTTCTCTCATGTATAAAAGTAATGATATGATTAATTTTACTACTATTTGTAAGCATAGGTTTTGAACTATGCGAGAGTGAAGAGGTATAATTATGTATAGATTTATGAAGTAACTGTAAGGTAATACATGACTGTTTGGCACGTATCATATGAACGATTGCAGGTGCTTTTGCAGAATTAAAATGAGATTCTTGAGTTTGAATATTAGCGAATGGTAAACATGCGTGTATCTCCTTAGATATATTCTTTTCAATAGGATTCTCCCAGTCAATAACGGTGTCATTAAGTGCTAAATGGGGAATAAGTATTCCGACCTGTTTTTTAGTACGCTTAAGTATAAATGATTTACCAATTTCTCTCAAGTTATCTTTATCAGAATAAAAACTAGGTGTAAGTTTAATAAGTGAACAAAGGGAATAAAAGTCTTGTTTGCTATTTTGTACAGGTGTTCCGCTAACAAGCCATCTAATATTAGCGTTCAATAGTTGAGCACTATAGTGTAACTTGGTATTAGAATTCCGCATATGATGAGATTCGTCAAATATGATGCGATCCCATGAGTGTTGGTGTAATAAAGTATGCTGTTTGTGTTCAATTTGTTGTCGATTCATAGTGATAGCGCCATAAGAGGTGATAACGATATTGGTTTTGCAAAGGGTTTCAAGTGTGATTTTTTTTTTAATAGGTCCGTGATATACAAGAGGTTCAATATGCATAGTTCTTATAACTTGTAGTTGCCACTGTGGTATAAGTATAGGTGGTACAACGATAAGAGTATAAGGTAATGGATTGGCAGAAAGAGTCCCAAGCATAGTTATAGTCTTGCCTAATCCCATTTCGTCGGCGATAAAGCCGCCGCGTACGCCTTGAGAGGGTTCAGGTCGAAGTTCATTCGTAAGACACCACTTAACTCCATCATACTGATAGTCCTTATACTGCAAGTCGGTCTTTTTTAGAAAGCCGATATATGTTCGCAGATTGGATTCGATATTCAACGTCATTTGTAAGGCTTAATAAGCATATATTTTCTATTGTATAATGAATTATAAAAAAGTGTAAAAGTATTTCAGTTTTTTTTAGGTGTATAGGTAAAAGAGTGTAATATAATTGTGAATAAATATTTATGGAGATGACACTTATAAAAATTATAAAAAAATAGTTAATTACAAAAATGTGTAAAAATACAAAAAAAATGAAATACTTTTTTTTTTGTAATAAAAATCAGTTAATGAATCAAAATTGTGCAAAAAGCAAAACAACTGAAACAAAATGCCAAGTATCGCAACACAAACCACTACCTTTCTCGCTGAGTGCCCTAGGGTACTAGAGAACAAAAAGGTACTAAAACCAGCGTTCTTTAAACGTATGAAACAAATTCATGAAAGAGCGTTGGTAAAAGGTAAGAAGGATGCCGTAAAGGAATCCAAAATTAATAAAGAAATTATGAATTTTATGAAAAATATGACCAGTTTAGCTATAGCAGATATGCGAGTAAAAGCAAAATCCGAAAAGAAAGCACTAAAGGAAGCAAAAAAGGCTAAAAAAGAACTCGATGAGAAAGATGTAAAAATTGAGAGAGAAGTGCAAAAAGTCGAAGCAAAAGTTCAAAAGAAAGCCGAAAAGAAGCACGAAAATAAAGCCGAAAAGAAGCACGAAAAGAAAGTAGCTAAGAAAGCCGAAAAGGAAGCCGAAAAGGAAGCTAAGAAAGCCGAAAAGGAAGCTAAGAAAGCCGAAAAGGAAGCCGAAAAGGAAGCCGAAAAGGAAGCTAAGAAAGCCGAAAAGGAAGCTAAGAAAGCCGAAAAGGAAGCTAAGAAAGCCGGACAAAAACTCGAAAAGGAAGCCGAAAAGGAAGCTAAGAAAGCCGGACAAAAACTCGAAAAGGCTGCTTCTGCTGAAAAGGATATTATACTGAAGAGAATGATGAAAAGAGATTACAAAATAAATAAAAAAGATTTGGATAAATTATCAGATCCTATGTACTCCTCCTACAAATTTGTTAGTAGATATGCGTTAGAAAATAGTTTTGATATGTAAAAATAAAATAGATAGTAAAATAGATAATTAATAATTAAAAACTTCTTTTTTTTTGATGACTGAGAGAAAAAAAAGAAATATAAAATGGATGAAGTATATTATTTTTTATTATTATGTCTTTTACGTGTCTTTTTTCTAATATTTTTATTCTTTTTAGGTTTACGTTTAGTTTTACGTTTTCGACCTCCCGACTCGGTTGTTTGAATAGCTATTTCGGTAAATGGTATCCGGAAAGCAAATTTATTAACCTTACGTATTTTTGCAATAGTAAGTATTAGAATACAAAAAAATAGTGTAAGTGCAATATATAAAAGAATAGACCCAAATAATATAACACTTTCTGTCCCCCCGGTTATTCCACTAACAGCATCTACGATTATCTTTTGTCCAACTGCATCTGTAGCAAATCCTGCAACTGAACTATCTCTCACAAAGGCACCCCACTGTCTAATAATATCAGGTAAATATTCTTTACCCATTGCCCCTAAATCAGCTGCTTGTTTTATAATAAATGGCACCGCGTTTCTTGCTCCTAATTCTGCGGCACCCGCAAGACCTGCAGCAGCATTTCCGGCTCCTGTTACGGTTTGTATAGCAATTTTATCAAGACAATTTTGTAAATAATACATTAAAACTGCTGGGGTGGTAAATGCAAAAGTATAACCTAATGCATCAAACGTTCTATCCCAACTATTATTATTAGTAAGAATAGTAGCTTGGGCTGCTATGCCTCTTGCTCTGGCTAGTGTTATCTGATTGTTAGCGTGAACCGTGTCGGTCAACATGTTTATCATAGCCGCTTGATTTTCTGCCGTCATATTGTTGTTTAACATGATGGTGCCTATTATAGTTATTGTATTATCAGGTTGTTGTGCAACTAATTGCATATTATTACCTTGACCCATTGCATTCGCATTATTACCTTGATTCGCATTATTAACTGGTACCATTGCATTCGCATTATCATCTTGATTCGCATTATTAACTGGTTCATTTTCTTCTGCTGCTGGTGCTACTGGTACTACTTGTGCTGCTGGTACTACTTGTGCTGCTGTTGCTGCTGCTATTTCTGTTTCTGCTGCTTCACCTACTGTTGCACCGCCACTTTGTATTCTTTTTATAATATCATTACTAGAAATGCCAAAAGTGGTAATCATTAAATTAAGTAACTTACGAGATTCATCATCAATATGACAACTATTATTTTTAAATAATTCATCAATAAATGTCGCAAATTGAGTATTTTTTTTTGATAATGTTGTTATCGCTCCTAAAGTTTCATTTAATAATTTAACTTGCGGTCCAATATCCATATCCATAATTTTATATTGAAGGAAATCTAATGATTCAATATATGGTTTAACATATGACATTCGATATAATATATAGATAAAAATATTATTAAATTATTTTTAATCTGATATATAAAATTTTACTAATCGCTTAATGGTATAGTAAATAAAAAAAAATGAATTACTTTATGATTAAATGTATAAAGTAATTACACAATAAATCAATACAGCATTAAGCGTTTCTCTCAATTCTTTGAATAACACTTGTTATATTGATAATGTCATCTCAACAGAACAACAAGACAAAGTCTTTCTGTAAAGTATGTTTTGACGCAGGTAAGTCAGAATCCGAATATACCAGCCACTTTGTAAGAAGTGAGCCGGGACCTAGAGGTAAAGTAGTATGTCCTACTCTATTATCTCAGGCATGTACATATTGTCATATAAATGGACACACAGTAAAGTTTTGTCCAACACTTAAAAAACGTAATAAAATAGAAAATAGAAAACAAAAACAAAATGAATATTCTTCATATAAAGAATATAAAAAGCCGGTGCAAAAGGAAAATAAAAAGTCTGTATTTGCAATTTTAGATTCAGACTCTGATGATGTAGAACCCGAAAAAGAAGATAATTTCCCGATACTTTCTAGAGTAACTGAAAAAAAAGAACTAACCTGTGCGACCAGCTATGCAAGTATGGCAGCAAGAGTGCCAATATTAAAGCCGTGTGAAGATAATAATAGCACAATTGCAGTTATGGGTGACACGCAAAGTCAAGAAGAATCAACTCCAGATCTATTATATCAAAGTGTAGGTGTAATTGTGCCGAATAAATTAAAATATAGATCATGGGCAGACTGGTCAGATAGCGAAGACGAAGACGAAGACTGGTAGATAAGTAAAGTAGACTAGGTAGTATAGGATTTAAAAATTTAAATAAACTATTTTTTTATTTATGAGAGAAATAGTTGTAAATTTTTATAATTAGATTATAAAAATTTACTTTAATAAAAATTGTGTAAGGATTTAAAAAAAATGAAATGCCTTTATGGATCGATAAGATAAGTAGTAAAAAATCAAAACTTCGTACTCAAGTTACAAATATGTCTTCTTTTACAAACCCATCTCCTGTTCTATTTATCGCAAGAGCGTTTACAAATATCACGGAGAGTCGTATCCGTGGTGTGATTGGTGCGCTCAATATCGGTGAAGTAGAGCGGGTAGATATAAAACCTTGGAATAACAAGGAAGGTAAGTCTTTTAATAAATTATATATTCATCTAAATTGGAATACAGACCCAGAAACTCAGAACATCATAGAGAGACTAAATTCCGGTAAGGAAATAAAAATCGTATATGATGACCCTTGGTTTTGGAAGGTATGTGCCTATAAAAACAACTCTCAAGGCGCAAGAGGAGGAGCTCCAAGACGACGACCTCGTGCAAAGATTGAAATCCCAGATGACCTAGCTGAACAAATGACATATATGCCAGAATTAGCAAACAGTATGACGGCATCACCTATAACACCGTACCCCAGAGATATCGAAGAAGACGAAGCCACGAAGATAGATTATGGAGGAACCAAATCAATTCCTAAAAAGAAACTATCACTTAAAAATCCAGAAACCATAAAAAGCAAAGGACCATAAAATATTGCATGTCATAGATAAAGAATTAACGCCTATAGATTTACCTTTGTCATTTTAATCCATTAAAACTTATATAGTGATATGCATTTTGGCTTTTTTTTGTTTTCCAAGTATTTAGCAATTTTTTTTGTGACCGGGATATCGAATTGTCACCGGTTTCTGCCTCTTATATATAGGGTATTTTTTGCTACCGGGATATCGAATTGTCACCGGTTTCTGCCTCTTATAGAGGATATTGTGGAGAATGAGTTGATATGGTAGGAGAATGGTAGCCTATGTAGTATGGTATATGGTATATGGTATATGGTAGGAGAATGGTATAGTGACATAGTGACATAGTGACATAGTGACATAGTGACATAGTGACAATTCGACGACAAAACTTTACGACAATTTCATACAATAAAAAAATATCAGATAAATATAAGAATGAATTTTTTTTTATATATAAGATCATTTTTCATAACAATAATGGTAATAATAACACTATACTATCTTATATTACATATAACTTATTATAATATAATAAATGAATACAAAAGGGTAACAAATGGTACTATAAAAATGGATAAAAGAGGACGCTATGTCGGAGATCATTATTTATCAACAGATTCATTTCATAATAGCGATAAACATATACATATATGGATGGAATATGAGTATGGCATATGCTGTATAAAATATATTTTTAAAAAATATAATAATATACATTCAAAAAAGAGAAGAATTTCACTCATGAACAGTTCAACAGAATCTACAAATCAAATGATACATGATTTTAAAAAATTCACCGATACAATAATCTAATTACTAAAAAGAATTTAATACATTAAAATCAATAGTTAAAAAAGAGAAGAATGGATGTATAAATATATTATACAAAAATAATTTAATTAAACGTTTCTCTCGAGTATCTAATAATGAAAATAAAAATAAAACAACTAAAAAATAAATTTCAGATAGATTTCGAGTATAATTATGAGATAATATTAAATTCTATTTTAAATCCCAATCTATTATTAGGTAGTATGGTAACAAATGATTCGCGTACGCTAACATTTAATGCAAATACGGTAACAAAATTCAGTCCGAGTGAACATATATGTATGGAAATGATTTATAAAATGATATACCAATTAGGAAAACAAATAGAATATTTAATTATAAAAGAAAATGTTTCTGTTTTCGATTTCTCTCAAGATGATATTTATATGATAGATGATAATTTTTTTTATTTTCCCTCAATAGAAGATATAATTCCTATTCATAATAGTTATTTATATATCACTTATCCTTTCTCTCATGAAAAGTTAATCACTAGTCCAGAATTAAATGAAATAACAGAAATTCCATCAGAGGTTCATTATAAAACGATCTATTATAGTTTAGGTTGTTTTTTTTTATATTTATTCTTGATGGGTAAAACAGATATAAAAGAGATAGCAAAAAATCCAGTAGAGATATTAAATAAATCATATCTTTATGGAAGTAAATTTTATTACTTTCTAGATAGATGCTTAAAAAAACCCCCCCAAGAGAGATCGTTTATATTCATATAAGAAATAATAAATTTAAATGAATATAAATCAATTTATAGCAAAAGATAAAAATCTCCTATTTATTTATATGTCGTTAGCAACTTTTAAAAAGAAATCCGTTACGAAAAGTTTAGGTACAAAACGTTCAGGAAAGCCACCAGGAGGGTATTGGTTATTACAAGGTCCGTTTGGACATAACACAGTTGCTCAGAAGGCAGCAAACACCAATTTCGGCCCAGAAGGGTTCTCAATCAACGGACCGCATAGAAATATTGGAGGCGTAGGAAGAGATATGAAGATGTCAAAATCAGGAACTCCTTATAGAGGACAGCATCCGATCGGATGGGGTGGACGATACGGAAAATATCCATCCGCGATTTTAGTAGCAAATCAAGAAGAACAGTCTGGTGCTATAAAAAATTACGGAAATCAACAAGCAGTAGTCCAACCTCTACTAAATTCGCAAAAACCAGATACACTAGGAACACAATATTTATATATAAAACAGTCGGTTCTATCAACACGAGGAATGTTAAGAAAAAGATATAAATGGGTATATAATGGACAATTTCCGAATTACTGGGTACAGCCAATTTATAACAGTTCGGCTCAATCACAAACCGCAAGTCAAGGTATGTACTTACATAATAAAAAAGCAACAAATACACGATATATAAATGTTAACGATAGTGATAAGTATATAGGGTATAAAAGTTGTGGAGGACCTACCGGATGTGGAACAAGTACCGCTCGTTATACTTATAATTTAATGGCACAAAACGCCCCATACACAAAAGAATTAAGCGAGCCTATTCAAAGTTCAGAATATACTACTTATATACAACGTGGTTGTGTAAATCCTATAGGAAAACAAAAACCATTCCCGTACGCAACACAAACAGGAAAAGCAACCAGCGCAGCAGGAACAAGTATTCGTAGTTTTTCTTCAGGATGTAATACATCAAATAACTTTACAGAACCTCCTGAATGGTATACAAATTCATCAAATACAAATCAATATAAAGGTTCAGAGTCTGGGTGTTAAATCATCGACATCCAACAGATTTTAATTCTTCTTGTATAAAATGAACGAGTTCTGTAGTAGAAGTAATATATATATCAGGAAAAATAGCATGAATAAATGCCTTGACATAACCTTGTAAAAATATAGCAGCTATTTTCATAGAAAAAGTAAAATGTTGCCAGTAAGTCATACATACATTTTTAGGATGTTTACAGAACAAAAAAGATATATTATTCATTATAACATATTATAATAAATAATAATAAATAATAATAAATAATAATAAATAATAATTTACATATTATTAAATAGTATATGCAAACAATAAAGGAAATAGACGATATTTTAGTAGAAAAATATGGAAAATATATGCGATTAGAAATTTGTATAAATAAAGATAAAGATAGTGATTTATATAGTAAATATGAAGAGCACGCATTAAACCATAATCGAAGTCTTTTAGAAAATCATACA